GTCGCCCGGATCAAGCAGCTGGTCGAGCGGCTCAAGCCCGTGTGTGTCGCGATCGACGACAAGAGCGCGGCGAACGTGCTGGTGCTGCCTCTGGAAACCGCCGGCGTGAAGCGGATGCCGCCGCCGAACAAGGACGACCCGCGGCTGGGCCCGCAGCGCGGCCAGTTGTGGATCCCGACGGTGGGCCAGCTCGGCGCGGCATGCGGCTCGTTCACCGACGCGGTCCGTGACGGCCAGCTGGTGCACCTCGGCCAGGCGGAGATGACCACGGCGCTGGACGGCGCGAAGTCGCGGCCGCTCGGCGATGGAGCCTGGGCGTGGGGCCGCAAGATCGCCAGCGCGGACATCTCGCCGCTGGTCGCCGCGTCGATCGGCCTCGCCGGGCTGGGGCGCTGGCGGCACCTGGCCGTCCCGCCGGCTGGCGCAGTGACCGTTCGGAACTCGGCAACGGCAACGACCAACATGTTCCGCCCATCCGGGCGCCTGGGCATCTGAGGAGGACCTCGTGGAGATCCGTATTGCGGTGCCGCGGCTGCCGAGCGGCCTGGCCGCGAACCTGATCGGGCTGCTCGGCCTGATTGGCGTCGCGCTGGCGGTCGGCGGACTGGCCGGCAACTGGTGGTGGAGCGTCCTGGTCGGCGGCGTGTTCGCAGTCGGCCTGTCCTACGTCGCGCAGACCCACGCGGTGGCGGCTGAGGCGGATGCCACCGCGCCGGTGGTGGCGGCGCGCACGCAGCCTGCGGTCCGCGCGGTGCCCGCTGCGGCGAGCGCCTGATGACCGTGTCGACCGGGCCGCTTGACTTTGCGGCGCGTGACGTGGTTGCTGCGGCCATCGCCTACATCGAGTCTCCCGTCGATGTCGAGATTGGCGAGGGCAAGGACCTGTATCTCAGCCTGGAGTCCGCCGTCGTGGCGTACCGGCTCGTCGCGCAGGCCGAGAGCGCATCCGCCGACCGCACGGTTGGCGGTGAGTCCCCGTGAGGCCGCTGCTCGTACCCGCACGCCGCCCGGCCCGAACCGTCGAGGCGATCGCCGACCAGGTAGTCGCGACCGGCGGCGGGCTCGGCTCGTACGGCCGCGACCCGATCGACGGCGACACCGGCTACCGGCGGGTCGGGACCGGCAACCGTGAGGTGCCGTACTGGACCCGGGAGAAGGCGCGCGACTACTCGGTCACGGCGTACCGGTCGAACCCGATGGCGACCGCGATCGTCGACACCTACACCGCGTTCTGCGTCGGCGATTCGGGCGTGAAGTGGCAGGCCACGAACCCAGACGTCGGCGAAGTGGTCCGCGAGTTCTGGGACGACCCGGCGAACCGGCTCGGCGAGATCCAGGAGATCAGCCTGCGCTCGCAACTGCTGATGGGCGAGAAGCTCTACGAGCTGCTGGTCGGCGAGCAGTCGGGTGTGGTCCGGTTCGCGCCGATCGACCCGGCCGCGATCAAGGACATCCAGCTGCGCGCGGGCAACCCGCTGTGGCCGTCGATGGTGATCCTGCCCGGCGAGAACGACGACCGCCGAGTGCCGCTCGTCCAGGTCGACGACGCGACCGGCCTACGCGACGGGCGGGCGATGTTCTGGGCGCCGTGGCGGACGCTCGACACGGACACCCGCGGCATGCCGTTCCTGACCTCGGTCCTCGACTGGCTCGACTCGTACGACACGGTGCTGTCGAACCTGATCGACCGGACCGCGCTGGCCCGGTACATGGTCTGGGACGTCGAGGTGAAAGGCGGCCAGACCGAGGTCGACCAGTTCATCGCCGCCCGCGGCGGCACGCACGTCCCGCCGTCCGGCAGCGTCGAGGTCCACAACGACGCGGTGACCTGGAAGCCGCAGACCGTGTCCACCGGCGCGATGGAGGACACGGCCGCGAACCGGTCGGTCCTGACGAACATCGCGTCCGGCACTGGCCTGGCGAAGACCTGGCTGGCTGAGCCCGAGGACGCGAACCGGGCGACGTCGCTGACGATGGCCGAGCCGGTCCGGCGCCGGGTCGGCGGGATCCAGAAGACGTGGCTGGCGCAGCAGACCGAGCTGGTGCGCTTCGTCGTCGACCGGGCGGTCGCCGCGAAGCGGCTGCAGGAGAAGGTCGACGCGACGGACCCGCGGACCGGTGCGGTCACGCAGATCCCGGCGTCGCAGGCGGTCATCGTCACCGGCCCGGAGATCGCCGCATCTGACTCGCAGCTGACTGCGCAGGTGCTGCTCAACCTCAGCACCGGCCTGCAGAACCTCCAGGAGTCCGGCGCGCTGTCGTCGGAGGCGGCGGCGATGGCCGCGCGCAAGGCCTGGGAGGACTACATGGGCGTGCCGTACACGGCCGACCTGGACAGCCCGACCGCGAACCCGGATGACGTGGCCACTGCGGTCGAGGAAGCAAACCAACGAAGCCTGCGGGCGGTGAGGTAGCGATGAGCGAGAAGAACAGCGAGATCGTCGAGCGGGTCGCGAAGCGGCTGGGCATGAAGCAGTCCGAGATCATCGACGTCGAGCAGGACGGCGACGACGTGCTGGCCCAGACCCACGACGGCACGTGGACGCGGATCCGCAGCGACGGCGAGCTCGAGTTCCGGGTGACCGGTCCGGTCCGGCCCCGGGACGAGGCCGAGGCGGCGATGCTGCGCGGCTTCAACGGCGAGCCCGAGCCGCTGGTCGACGAGACGCCGGCCGAGAAGGAGCCGAAGTCGAGCGAGGAGAAACCCGCGCCGGCCGAAGATGAGTCGCCGGCCGACGACGAGCCGAAGCCGGGTAACACCGGCTCCGCGGCCGCGGCGGCCGCCGCTCGGCGCCGGGGTCGGTAACCATGACCTGGCAGGACGAGATCGAGGAGCTGGTCCGCGAGGCCGCGCCTGAGCACGCCGACCACGTCCTCGACCGCCTTGCCGAAGCGGTCGCTGGCATGGACGTCGACGACGAGGACCTCCAGGAGCTGGCCGAGACCGCGCTGGAGTCGTGGCTCGCCGACGACGAGGACCAGGTCGCCGAAGCGTGGGACGGCACGAAGCACCCCCGTGCTGCGGCCGGCAGCGCAGGCGGCGGCCAGTTCGCGGCCGGCGGCGCTGCGCCCAGCTCGTCGACGAGCAAGTCGAAGAGCGCGGCGAAGAAGAAGACATCCGGCGGCGAGACCCTGTCGTTCGACGCGAAGTCGGGCAAGGGCGCCGGCTACGGCAAGGCCGGCGGCGACGCGCGCGTCCGCAAGCTGCAGACCGCACTGAACCGGCTCGGCCTGACCGACTCGCGTGGCCAGAAACTCGCCGTCGACGGGAAGCTCGGACCGAAGACGACGCAGGCGATCAAGGCCGCGCAGCGCAAGCTCGGCGTGCCCGCGAACGGCAAGGTCACCCCGGAATTCCTCGCCAAGCTCGTTGCGACCAAGGCGCCGAAGGCGAAGGCGGCCCCGGCCAAACGCGCCTCGACGGCCAAGCCCCCAGCCTCGTCCTCGAAGAGCAAGTCGGGTGGGAACGCGGCCGTGAAGGCAGGCCTGGCCAGGTCGACTTCGAAGGCGCGTGCCGGGGTCCGCAAGAGCGAGGCGATCGACGGCGCCCGGAGCGCCCGGGACACCCGGGGGATTCTGCAGGCGGCCGTCAACGAACGGGCTCGTGAGCTGGCCGGGAACCGCTGGGCGTGGTCGGACGTGCACGACTACACCGATGACCAGGTCGTCTACGAATACGACGGCAAGACCTGGCAGGCGCCGTACACCCTCACCGAGGCCGGCACCGCGGGCACCGCTGAACTCGGCGAGCCGGTCGAGGTCACCGCGCAGGTCTGGTACGTGCCCACCGCGAGCGACGACGAGAGCGAACTGGGCGGCGACGAGACCGAGGGCACGGACGAGGCGGTCGTCGAGTCCGTCGACGAGCCGGAGACCGAGGAACTCTCCCGGATCGACGGCCGGGTCATCGAAGCCGCCGGCACCGACGCTGCCGGCGGCCGGGTCTTCCGGGTCCGGATCATCTCGGCCGGCGACTCGAAGAACGGGCGCCGATACCCGGCGAACGTCCTCGAGGCGGCCGCCTCGCTGTACGAAGGCGCGAAGGCCTACGACCACCACCGGACGATGGAGGAGCTGCGCTCCGGCACCATCTCTGGCCTGATCGGCTACTACCGCAACGTCGAGTCCGTCGCTGACGGCCTGGACGGCGACCTGTGCCTGCTGCCCGGCGCGACGCACACGGCCGAGGCCCTGGACGCGACGATCGCCGCCCAGGAGCAGGGCCTGCAGCCGCTGGTCGGAATCTCACACGACGCGATGACCGTGCTCCGGCCGATCAGCGTCGGCGGCCGCCGCCTGCAGGAGGCGACCGCCATCACCAAAGTCAACTCCGCCGACGTGGTCTCCGACCCGGCCGCCGGAGGAAAAGCCACCCGCGTCCTTGCGGGCGGCATCGAAACAGAGAGCCAGGAGGCCGAAGTGGTCACGACCGCTGACGTGCTCGCCGCGCTGAAGACTGCCACCGCCGACGAGCTCACGGCGGCCGGTCTCCAGCGCGCGAACGAGAACACCCCGCCCGAGCCGCAGGGTCTGGACAAGACCTCGTTCCTCGGCGGCCTGATGATCAAGGAGAAGGTGACCGCGGCCGGCCTGCCCGCGCAGGTCGTCGAGAGCCTCACCGAGGCGCTGCCGGACCGGATCACCGAGTCCGACGTCGACGGCACCATCGCGTCGCTGAAGTCGGCGATGGGCGTGGCCGAGCGGGCCGGCCTCGCGCCGACCGCGACCGCCCAGGTCACCCAGGAATCGCTCGACAAGAAGACGGCGGCTCTCGACGCCTTCTTCGCCGGCGACTTCTCAAAGGGTTACCGCTCGTTCAAGCAGGCCTACCAGGACATCACCGGGTACCGGCCGACCAGCTGGGACGAGGACCTCAACAAGCGGATCATGCGCGAGAGCATCGGCAACCTGTACGACTCGGGTGACCGGTCGACGGAGTCGATGACCTCCACCTCGTGGAACCTGGTCCTCGGTGACTCGATCACCCGGCGCCTGGTCGCCACCTACGCGCACCCGTCGCTGACCACCTGGCGGCAGATCGTGTCGTCGGTCATCCCGATCTCGGACTTCCGCACCCAGCGGATCGACCGGCTCGGCGGCTACGGCACGCTGCCGACCGTCAACGAGGGCGCCCCGTACCAGCCGCTGACCAGCCCCGGAAACGAGGAGGTCACCTACATGCTGGCGAAGAAGGGCGGCACCG